ATTAAAGAAAATGCCAAATGATTTTTTGGATTGCGTAATAAGCTCACCACCATATTGGCAATTAAGAGATTATGGATATAATGGTCAATGGGGATTAGAACCTACATTTCAACAATATTTAGAACATCTATGGGAGATGATGGAAGAAATACATAGAGTTTTAAAACCAACTGGAACTTGTTGGATAAATCTAGGAGATACTTATAACAATTCTGGATGGGCTGGAGATAGAAAAGATAAATATGATGACCAACCTATTGGTGCAATAGGAACTAAAGCTGGTAGAGGTGGTCAAAAAGGTTTTCCTGATAAATGTTTAGTACTTATACCTCATAGATTTGCTATAGGTTGTATAGATAGAGGTTGGATTGTAAGAAATGATATTATTTGGGCTAAAAGAAATGGTATGCCAGAACCTGTTACAGATAGATTTACTAAAAAACATGAATATATTTTTTTAATGACTAAGTCTAAAAAATACTATTTTGATTTAGATGCTATAAGAGATAGGCATATATGGGAAAGTGATAAAAGAAATAATGGTAAAAGACATCAATATAGTGAAGATGCCAAAAGTCATGAAGATAAAAAAATTGGTGCAAAGGCAGTTTCTTTTAATCCAAAAGGTAAAAATCCAGGTTCAGTTTCTGATTTTTGGGATGTAATGACTAAACCATCTTCTGTAAAGCATTATGCTTCATATAATGTAGATTTAATAACAAAACCAATTTTGGGTGGATGCCCTGAAGGTGGGTTAATTTACGATCCATTTATGGGAAGTGGTACAACAGCTATTCATGCAATTATGAATAATAGAAATTTTATTGGTAGTGAAATGAGTACAGATTATTTAGAAATAGCTAATAAAAGGATTTTAGACGTACTATCTTCACCAAAATTGTTTTAGTATATTTGTTCTGAGTATTGCAGACTCATTAAGAACTTATTGCCCTTGATACGAACCCCTATCTGCAATGTAGGGGGAACTTGATAGGGCACTTTTATTTTATGGAAAGAGATTTTAAAGGGGTTTGGATACCCAAAGAAGTGTGGTTGGATGAGAAACTAACATGGATGGAAAAACTTTTGTTAGTAGAGATTGACAGTTTAGATAAAGAGAAAGGCTGCTTTGCGAGTAACAAATATTTTGCCGAGTTTTTTCAGTTAAGTCCGTCAAGGATTAGTGAGTTAGTAAGCCAGTTGGTTAGTAAGGGTTATATAACTACCTTTCTTTTGTATGATGGTAAGCAAGTAAAACAAAGGATTTTAACACCTACAGTACCTATTCGGAAAAGAGAATTAGGTATTCGGAAAGTCGAAGAGGGGTATTCGGAAAAGGCGAAGGATAATAATACAATACTTAATAATACAATTAATAATAAATATATAAATATATCGTTTGATACATGGTGGGATTTATATGATAAGAAGGTTGGTAGTAAAACTAAACTACAAAGTAAATGGAATAAGCTAACTGACGATCAAAGAACACAAGCTATAATACACACTAAGGAATATATAATAGCACAACCTGATAAACAATACCGTAAAAATCCTGATACATACTTAAATAACGAATCATTTTACGATGAGATAATTAAGCCTAAGGAATTTAACCAAGTACCTACAAACAAAATAACTACACAAATCAAACTTAAATGATTGCTATAAACCTACCAAAAGCCTTAGATATTGAATCTAACATACTTGGGGCATTACTTTTAGACAAGAGGACTATCCCATTGGTTATAGGTCATCTAAAAACTGACATATTCTACGATCTAAAGCACCAAAAAATCTTTAACGCTATTAAGGATATGTATGATACCAATGTATCTATAGACTTAACTACCGTAGCTCAAAAACTTTCCCAAGATGAGGACATAATACGAGAAGGTGGAGCTTACTACCTATCAAAGTTAACTGATAATGTAACTACAACAGCTCACATAAACACTCATATTGAGATTGTTATTGAGATGTACAAGAAGCGTGAAGCCTATAAAGTATTAAGAATAGCTGAGAATAGTTGTTTAGACAACGATAGTCAAGCTTTAGATTTACTTTCTGAGGTAAATAGTCAACTTATAGGTTTACTAGAATATGGTAATCTATATGAAAAAAGCATAACTGATGTAGTTATGGCTATCAACTTTGCTAGAGATTTAGCTAACAATGGGGAACTTTTAGGATTTAATACAGGATTCCAAGAGTTAAACATGACTATAGCAGGTTGGTGCAAACCTGACCTTTGTATTATAGCTGGTAGACCTGGTTGCGGTAAGACTGCAATGATGCTTTCAAGTGTTTATCACTTAGCTATTGTAAATAAAGTCCCTACGGCTATTTTTAGCCTCGAAATGAGCTCCGAACAGCTTGTTGAAAGGTTAGAGTCAATAACCAGTCAAGTGCCCTTAAAACGCCTTAGAACGAATAATTTGAATGATTACGAAAGAAAGGTACTTTTACAGACAGATGACAAAATAATCACAGCACCCATCTACATAGAGGATACTGGAGGAATCAGTATCTCACAACTCAGAGCTAAGGCTACCATCATGAAGCAGAAGTATGGCATCAAGGTAATATTCCTAGACTATCTTCAGTTAATGAGTGGACAAGGCAAAGCAAACCAAAACCGAGAGCAAGAGGTTAGTTTAATAAGCAGAAGCCTTAAAGCCTTAGCCAAAGAGTTGGAAGTACCTATCATTGCTTTATCACAGCTTAGTCGTAAAGTAGAAGAGAGGGCTGATAAACTACCAATGTTATCCGATCTTCGAGAGTCAGGTAGTATTGAGCAAGATGCTGATATTGTTATTATGCTTATGCGACCATTTTACTACGAAATGAAAGAACCAGTAGAGATTGGTGGTAAGGAATACCATCCTGACGATCTTGTTATCGTTAAGGTAGAGAAGAATAGACATGGTAAGACAGGCAACATACCTATTAGATTTATTGGAGAAACAACCACATTTGAAGACTATAAACTATAAACTATGAAGCAAAAATCTTTTGAAGTACAATTAATAGAAGGTGAAGACCTAAACATTGAGAACATGAAGCATCGTATTATTACAAGAGCATGGTATGATACTGCTAGATTCCATGACTTAAATGACATAGCAGTTGGTATTGGTATAGGAACAAAAACACTTTACTTTTACGCCAAAAAACTAAAACTACCAAAGAGAAGTGGACTTAAATAGGAACTATAAAAATACTCGTAAGTTCGACATAGAACAAGCTAAGGCTACTGATGGCACTTACCAGGCATTGTTATTGTTTGCTAGGAACACAAAAATCTTGGTTATACAACAGCCAAAAGCATTGAAACAAAAATTCATGTGGCTAGAGTATGAGAATAATGGTAAGCCTAGTGGTATAGCTGATACAAGGGTAGAGTTCTTTGCTATCAACTATGACCTTAAAGATAGAATCTACTTTATAAGAGCTGAAATGCTTAGAATTAAGGCAAGAAGACACTTTAAATGGGGGAAAACTAAGATAGTTGAAGGCATAAGATATGTAAAAGTTCCAACTGTGGAGATGATACGTTTCGATTAGCATAAATTTACAAAATGAAAAGAGTAATTAATTTTAATGGTGGTAAGACAAGTGCATTAATGACAATTTTAAATTATCGTGAAGGTGATTTAGTAATCTTTGCAGATACTGGTAGAGAACACCCCAAGACATATAAGTTCATTAATGACTTTGAAGCACATGAAGGCATACCAATCATTAGGGTTATGTTTGAAGGTGGATTTAGAGGTATGTTAGAGAAAGCTAAATGGAAGTATATACCTAATAGAGTTAAACGTGGATGTACAATAGAGCTTAAAATTAAGACTGCTAAAAGATGGTTAAGAGCTAATCATGGCAAACAAAACTATGAATGGCTTGTAGGCTTTAGAGCAGATGAAGAAAGAAGAGTAAAAGGTTACGAGCAAAGACAAGCTTATATCCACCCTAAATTTCCTTTATATGAGGCAGGTATTGATAAGGCACAAGTAAATGAGTATTGGAGTAAAAAATCTTACAACTTAGAAATCCCTGCAATACTTGGAAATTGCACTTTGTGTTTTCTTAAAGGCAAAAATGCTATAATTAATATAATGCGTAGCTATCCTGAATTAGCTAA